CTTCATATTTGTTTTTTAGTTCTTTAGCCTTCTTTTCAAATTTATCTATACCCTTATTAGACTTTGAATTATCTTGTATGAGTTTGTTAATAGCATCCGATATTGTTACTAATTCATTATTAACTTGAGCGATTTCCTTATCAATGCCTTTAGTGTTTGTTATGAGTTTGATAACTGCTTTTAAATCGTCTTCAATACGCTTTTTATCTTGCATTGTGATATTGTAGGCTTCTAAAAACTGCTCTTTAATTTCCTTTTCATATAAGTGTGGTGTTTTGCATCTAGCTTTCCCTTCATTATATCGATGATTGCAACGATAAACATAACGTTCGTATTTACTACCTGCATACCATTTCTTTCTGCCATAAAAGCTACCACAATCACTACATACAAGTTTAGTTGAAAAGATATCAGTGGATGAGTAACTTGTTCTCATACCTTTTCTTCTTTCGTGTTCAATTTGGACTAATTCCCACATACCTTTATCAATAATAGCGGGATGGCTATTTTCAACATAGTACTGTGGAATTTGGCCGGTGTTTTTAACCATCTTTTGTTCTAGGTAATTTTCAGTAAAGCTTTTTTGTAGTAAGGCATCACCTTTATACTTTTCATTCGTTAAAATAGATTCAACGGTATTCTTAGTCCAGTTGGGACCCTTACCGGCTGGACTGATGATATTTTGAGTTTTTAAATATTCTGCAATACCAGTAGTTGTTTGTCCTTCAACTAAAAACATACGATAGATAAGTCTGATGATTTGTGCTTCGTCTTCATCAACAACAATCTCATCTCCTACCTTTTTATAACCTAAAAATCTACTATAAGCAAATGAAACCTTACCAGCTTGAAACGATGCTCTTTTACCCCAAGTTACATTTTGACTAATGGACCTTGATTCTTCTTGGGCAATGGATGCCATAATCGTTAAGATTAATTCGCTCTTTGAATCAAGTGTCCATAAGTTTTCTTTTTCAAAGAATACTTCAACCCCTTTATCTTTTAACATTCTGACATACTTAATTGTATCAAGGGTGTTTCTGGCAAATCTAGATATGGATTTGGTGATAATCAAACTTATTTTACCTTCTAGAGCATCATCAATCATCCTATTGAAACTAACCCTTCTTTTAGTGTTCATGCCACTAATGCCTTCATCCGCATAAACATCAACATATATCCATTCAGGCTTACCTTCAATGTAGTTTTGATAATAACTGACTTGGGCTTCGTAACTTGAGTTTTGTTCTTCGGTATTAGTAGATACTCGAGCATATGCTGCAACTTTTAGTTTTTCTTTACTATTTTTAGGTAACTGGGTGATTGGATCAAGTGTTGATGGTATGATTGTTACTTTTGCCACTAGCTGTTACCTCCTTTACCTCTTTTTAAATAATGGACTTTGGCCATTGCCCTCATTTCATCAGTCCATGATTTACTTCTTGATTCGTATTTCCACTTAAACACTTTATCCTTACCCTCAACGATTTGAAACAAAAGCTTATTATCAGGGAGTACGACTATTTGTTTAACTTCCGCTTTAAACCGTTTCAAATCAAACGTTTCAACATTTAATACCTTGTTTGCTATTTCAATGATTTTGTTCTCTGGTACTTGTTTAGCATCGCATGCTTCTTTACCTTTAGTTCTTAAAGTGGAACACATCCAAACAACATTATATGGTGTCTTTTTATAGGTATATGCTTTACCACATTTACCACATTTGATATAACCTTTAAATAATGTCTTTTTCGTTTTATCTAAGTTGATATCTTTAGTTTTTAACCTTCTCATCTTTTGAGCATCATTAAAAGTAACTTTATCGATAATCGCTTCATGAGCATTTAAAACAAGATATTTATTATACTCACCATTATTAATGCACATGGTTTTGGTTAAATGGTTATCTCTATAAGTCTTTTGTAAGATAAGGTCACCTGTATAGTTATAATTGGTAAGGATTTTAATGACCGATGAACGATTCCATTTCTTAGTCTTATATGGTTTAATTCCTTGATAGTTTAAGATATCACATATACGTTCATCGGCATTTCCTTCTAAGTATAACTTGTAAATTAGTCTTACAGTTTCTGCTTCATCTTCTACAACATAAAGTTTCTTATCTTTAAGAGTGTAACCAAGTGATGAATTACCTCCCCATATTAAACCAGCTTTAAAATCTTTACTTATTCGCCACTTCATATTTTCTGATACACTTCTTGATTCTTCTTGTGCGAAAGTTGCTAGAAATGTAAGGATCATCTCACCTTCACCACTATTGGTGTGGATGTTTTGCTCCTCAAAATAGACATCAACATTTAAGTCTTTTAATTCTCTTACTACTTCAAGTAGCGTTACTGTGTTTCTCGCAAACCTAGATATCGACTTTGTAATAATCATATCGATCTTTCCAGCCCTTGCGTCTTTAAGTAAAGCTTGAAATTCATCTCTTGAATCTTTAGTTCCAGTAATTGCTTTATCTGCATAAACACCAACAAATTCCCAATCATGTTTACTTTGGATTAGTCTCTTGTAATATGAAACTTGAGTAGCTAATGAATTAAGCATCGCTTCTTTTCCAGAGGAAACTCTAGCATATGCAGCTACTTTTATTCTTTTAGGTATTATTGGTATTGCTTCAATTTTGGTAATTACCATATTCATAAAGTTTCCTCCTTTCTTTTTGCGGTACTATATACATCACTTATTAGCCTTCCTTAGTCAAGTCTTTTTCGATATTAAGTGGACAATCTTTGATGCAATTTAAATATCTTTCTTTTATATTTCTGTTTTTTGTTTATTGTTCCAATAATCCCATCTACATCTATCACTACAAAATTGTTTTATCTTCTTACCCTTTACGGATGTAATCTTGGAATTACAGTTTTTACAGTTTCCATTTAAGAGTTCCACTTCATTTATTTCTTTGCAGATAGTTCTAACCTCTTTAACTGAAATAGATAAAGTGTTTGCTATTTTTACGAAACCATAGCCTGCTTTTTTTAATCTGGTAACTTCTCTTTTTATTGTTTCCATAATTTAATCCTCCTTTTAATTACTAATGGCAACATTTATTAAATCCTAAATAACCCCCCAACGATTTGTTTGATTTTTAAAGACAAGTATTCATTCACATTTACTTAATAAAACGGACACTTCAAATCGTTGAGCCCTTTTAGCAAATAATTAACGCACTTATCTCTAACCTTAAACCAATCTCAAAATATAAAATCAAATTTTTAAAAATTCTCTCTCCCATTTTTTAAAGGCCCCCCATGCGGTACCCTTAGGATTGATCTGCTTCAGTCCTGGGGGGCTATAATTCAAAAACGACTCTTTCATATTCAATGTTAAATTTATTAAAATTGTCGTCATTTAATAAGTGTTTTTTAACTATAAAATCAAATAACTTTCCAATTAACGGATACAAATCAGTATTTGCATCGCCTAAAACTCTAAGTTTTTGTGATTCATACGTTTTTGCATGTGTAAATTCTTCTCTTAATAGTTTTAGATACTTCCATTCTTCGTCTGTCAAACCAAATAATTGATTATTCATCTTAAGTTCTTTTGCTTCAAATAACTTTCTAGCTTGAAAAACAAGCATTTGATTAACCATCATTGACATATCTTGATAGACAATTAATTTTAGAGATTCTTTTAATTCTTCCTTTGACATTAACTTTGTCTTTATATCAATTTTATTATTAATAGCATTTGCTAATAATACCGCTCTAATAAAGTTTTCTTCTAAAGTGTGCATAGTAATTTACCCCTTATTTTTATTTTATCATTCAAGGTATAAAATTACCATTTTCGTCAAAAAAAACTTCCTTCTTTTTAAATCTTCCGTGTTCCTTATTATGACAATCTCTGCACAACAACTCTAAGTTATCCTGATTAACACTAATATTACTATCAATTACATTATCAATAGTTAATCTTATTTGATGATGTACCTCTTCACCTAAGGCACCACAACGCTCACACTTGCCCTGTGTTGCGTTTATTTTAATAGTTCGAGCAAGTTGCCAAGCTCTTGATTTATAAAACCTGTGTAGTTCTTTTGGTTTTCTAATATAAAATCAGTCCTTTATGTTTTATATAAATTAAAAAGGAATCATATTAATAGACTCCTTTTCTTTTAAAATTATTCTTATTGTTTCAATATTTCCTAGTTCTATATATCTTTTCTTTCGTTTCATTCTCTTGAATATATCTTGAGTATTCACCATCAATTTCTGCCTTAATTTCACTAGATGTATATTTTTGATAAGTGTCAAATACTTTCTTCCAGACTTGATATCCTTCATCAAAAATATTTTTATGATTCAAAATTGTTTTATTTATTGCTTTAATTTGTCTATAAGTAAATATACAACTCAAATTCTTGTGGTGATATTTAAATAAAAAACAAACAAAATCTTTGAACTTATTATATACAGAATCTATAAAATCACACTTTTCTTTTTTGGTGATCGATAGCATATAACTGTCCACATTAGGTTTTGGAATAAATTGGTTTCTGTTTATTTCCATCAATACTTTAAACTCATATTTTGGCATGTAAAGCAAATTTTTGATGGAAGGTTTTGTAATGCTAGCATACTTTAAAGCAGCTTCTTTTTGCAAAATTAAACAACATTCTTTAAAGTGTAAGTTTGTTTCTAAGATTTTATTAATAATTTTTGATGTTATCTGATATGGTATATTTGATACTATTTTATACTCTTCTTCAAGTATTTTATATTTTAAGAAATCACCATATACAACCTTAATGTTTGGATACTCTTTTGTCAGTTCATTTAAAACTTTAATGTTCTTTGAATCTAATTCAATAGCAATTACTTTTTTACATGATTTTGCTAGAACTTTAGTTATAATACCTTTACCAGCGCCTATTTCTATAACAACATCATCTGAATCTAAATTGCATTTTCCTACAATTTTTTCGACAAACTTTTCATCATAAAAATAGTTTTGTGAATATTTAATATTCAGTTGTTTCATTATTAACCTCCTTTTCCTTCTAATAAAACTACGAGGCTATCATGATTTGGATTTAATAGCCTCTGAGGCTATCTATCAACTACTGCTATACTTGTCATTTTTTTAACTCCTTCATCTCATATTCTTTTAAAGTATATCATTAAATGGCTATAGAAGCTAGTGTATAGACTATTTGGATACTAATTTTTTTTGTTCCCATATGCTTCCTTTAATTCTTTTGCTTTTGAAGTTACCTGTTCCCACTTAACGTTTAGATCAATACGGCCAATATGACCAAAGTGTGAAAGTTCTCTAAACTTAACATTATCTAGTTCAAGTTCTTTTCTAATGTTTGATGGACTAAAATCAAAGTGAAGCTTGAGCAATTTTAATAGGTCTTCATCTTTTGTTACGCCTGTTTCAAAAGTATCTAAATAAAGTGATACAGGCTGCGCAATGCCGATTGAATATGCGACACCAATTTCACAACGCTTAGCAAGCCCAGCTTCAACAAATGCTTTAGCTGCGTACCTTGCATAGTAAGCTGCGCTCCTATCAACCTTTGACGTGTCCTTACCACTAAAGGCTCCACCACCATGATGAGAAAAACCACCATAGGTATCTACGATTATTTTTCTACCAGTTAGACCTGTATCAGCTTCTGGACCACCAATGATAAACTCACCAGTTGGATTTATTAGAATATTGATATCTTCAATGTCCCCAAATAACGGTTTTAAGATTTCATCTAAGATTACTCTATTAACTTCGGTTTGATTTGCATACTTTCTAGTTTGAGCCGAGACAACAATTGTTTCAATCGCTCTTGGTTTATCGTTTTCATATGAACAAGTAACCTGACATTTACCATCCGGACCAAATAAATAAAAGTATTTACTATTTCTAATTTCTTTAAACTTTCTAGCAATTGCGTGTGCTGCTGCAAGTGGTAGTGGTATGCATTCTTTTGTTTCATCGGTTGCATAACCATACATCATACCTTGGTCGCCTGCACCTTGTGCTTTATCGAACTTTTCATTTACCCCTAAGGCAATATCTGGTGATTGTTCTGAAAGATGAACTAAAACATCAAACTTCTCTTGATAACCTATATCTAACAGCACCTTTTGTGCTATTAACTTATAATCAACTTTAGCAGTCGTTGTTACTTCACCAAATATAAACACCTTGTTTCCTTTGATTGCAGTTTCAACTGCTACCCTTGCGTCTATATCTTCTTTTAATAGTTCGTCTAAGATCGCATCACTGATCTGGTCACAGACCTTATCTGGATGTCCTTCAAAGACTGACTCACTTGATATGTATTTTATCATTTTTGAAATTTCCCTTCTGTTTGTTTTTAAAACTCACTTGAGTGTAAGTCCCCATAAGACTTAAAAAGGCCACACGTTGGAACGTGGAGCCTAAGTGTTTGAAGATAAAAGCTATTTAAAGCCGTTAATCTTATTTAATTTTCCATGCTGTGTAAACTGACCTGTAACTTGAGTCCCAAGTATCTAATAACTTACCATCTTTAATACATGCGATATGTTTTGCAAGTTTAACGACATAGGTTCCCTCTTTGAAAAACTCTGCAAAGTCATCAACTTTAACTCTTGGTTCACCTTTTGGCACCTTTAGAATGATTCTGTCATAAGCTTTTAAATACTCATAAATGAACTTTGTTTCCTTGTAACTTCCAAAGCCCAGTTCTTTTTTACTTTTGTTTAACTCTCTTCTTGATTCCAAGTAGTCTTTATCAAATGCTAGTGCAACTGCTCTTACAACACAGTC